GTCGGATCGTGGGTTGTATGGTTTCAACCGCAACCGATAGCGCAACCAACGCGGCCGCAACTTTCGCGGTTCAATTATCCGGCGATGGCCTTAGTCAAGGGTCGGAAACGTTCACGGTATGTAGTGCCGGTGTAGTCGGAACGGAAACCAGTAACGGTGTAACCGTTGCCGCGATCCAAATACCGTTAGACATTCCGGTTGTCGCTAGTAACCAAGTTTCGGTCGAGGGCGTAACCAGTGCCGATACCGGATCGCCTACAATGTCGGTTACGATCGTTTTCGCCTAGTATGGATGGGCAAACGTAAAGCGTATACACCATTTAGTACTAGTAGCGAAGCCGGAATTAGTGCCGCGCCCGTTGAGGGCTATATTGACGTAGATCAAGAAGTTAAACCAACCATTGATACTGGTTTTGTAGATGGTAAAGGTAGGTGGATCGGGCGTATAACAAGCGATGATGAATTTAGTTTCTTTTCAAAAGACGAAGCAATAGCTAATGGTGGCGAAGTTCAAGCACCGGCCGTTATTGGATCTCTTTCAATGGTTGGCTATAATGATATACAAATAGCGATCAGGGTATCTAATGGGGGTGACTTTGCCATAAAGGCCGTGATGGCTAGTGATGGACTTATACCATATTACAACCTAAGCCCACCTAACGCCGCCGCTAT